TACGAGATCATCGCCGACCAGATGCAGATGCTCTCTAGCCGCAACGATGAAGGCGAGGCCGAGAAGCCCGCCGCGCCGAAGGCGAAGCCTGCTACCTCCACGGCGGACACCGACGCGGATGTGCCGTTCTGACCATTTTCGTGACGCCACGAAAATGATCACTAGCCCTCGGCGAAAGCCAGGGGCTTCGCTTTGACAACGCGCCTGTGTTTCGGGTATGCTTCTCGTGTCGACACCGCAATGGTGCGACGCGGGCTTGGCGGCCCGAACTGTTAGGCGGATAGCCGCCTGTCGTTCGATGGAGCGGCATTTTTATTGGCTATTCGCAAGGGCGTCCAATTTCTGGACACCCTTTCGCAAGTCTCCATTTTTTATGGGACGGACTTGCGGGGCATCGAGAGATGCGCCGGGTACCTAACAGCCGGTCCGCCAACCCGCAAGTTCTGCCCACCATCTTGGCGGATGGTATGCAGGGATCACAACCTGTTAGGAGACTTCATATGTCTATCCCCGCTAGCTTCTCTTTTGAGAGCTTTTCTGTTCGAACCCTCGGCACGCCCGAGCTTCCGCTTTTTGTCGCTAACGACGTTTGTTCAGCCCTTGGCTTTGGTAACGGTCGTCAAGCGATCGCTTCCCACGTCGACCCTGAAGACCTCATCAAGTCCGAGATCGAAACCGCTGGCGGCCGCCAAACGGTCAACTGCGTCAACGAGTCCGGTCTCTATGCCCTGATCTTCGGCTCAAAGCTCGAATCCGCAAAGCGATTCAAGCGCTGGGTTACGTCCGAAGTCCTTCCGGCCATCCGCAAGACTGGACGCTACGAAGCACAGGAAACAATCACGCCCGCCGAACAGCGAGCCATCCAAGTCGCCGTTGCCGCCCGCGCTAAGAAGACCGCGTCCAACTACCAGACGATCTACCGCGCCATCAAGGCACGCTACCAGATCGCACGATACGACCAACTGCCGCGCACCAAGCTTGCCGACTGCCTCGAATTCATCAAAGATGTTGAGCTCGACGTTCCCGAGGTGCCGCACACCACGCGCCCCGATGATGGCGGCTGCCCGCACTGTGGCCTGCATCCTATCCCCGCGGGCTCGATCGTTCTCTCCTCGCATGAGGCCGAGAACCTGAGGACTTTCGTCTACTACTGGAGGTACCTCTTCCGCGAAGATCTCGAGACCGTCCTCAAGCTGATGCGTCTCCTCCAGTCGCCTCTCGCGCCTCGCTTCTACGAAGCCGTGACAAGCATGAACCTCGGTTCCATCGAGGACATGCTCGAGCGCAACGGCTATAGCGTGAGGCAACTGTCCTGCTACCGTGCCCTGACTGCTCAGTAACAGCCACACCCAATTTTCACATCGGCCCTGCCCTAACCGGCAGGGCTTTTTCATAGGTACGTAAAATGAAACTCTACGAAATCGCTCCGGCGCTTCGCTTTGCGCTGGATGACATCGTCGTCGACGAGGAGACCGGCGAAATCCTCTCCGCCGACGCGCTCCACACCGTCGAAGCCGAAGCCTCCGAAAAGATCGAGGCGACCGCGCTCTACCTCCGCGAGCTCGATGCCGAGGCCAAGGCCGCCAAGGACGAAGCCGACCGCATGATCGCCCGCGTCAAGTCCATGCAGAAGCGCTCAGACTACCTCAAGGCAATGCTCATCGAAGCCCTGCACGTGACTGGCAAGGTCAAGACCGCACGCGTGACCGTCTCGATCCGCACGACGCAGGCCGTGGCCGTCGACGAAGGCGCAAACCTGCCCGAGGCCTACACGACCGCCAAGACGACCGTAAGCCCGAACAAGGTCGCCATCAAGCAGGCACTGCTCGACGGCGTCGAGGTCCCCGGCTGCCACCTGGAGGCACGCGAGAGCGTGAGCATTAGATGAGAAATGGGGGATACATCGGAGTGAGGGCAGACAAGGCCCTCAGACTCCTCGGCGAGAAAGGCCCGATGCGCATGTCGGCGCTGCTCTGCGCGTTGGGCCTGCGCCCGCAATGCTCGTCTTTCAAATACACCGTGTCGAAGCTCGTCGACGCGAAGATCTTGAAAGTGACTGGCAGTGCCGACCCGATCGTCAGTCTGGCCGATCAGGCGTACGCAGATCCCGCATGCGCTCGCGAGGTGTACGAAGCGTACAACTCCGAGAAGAAAGCCGAGAAGGAAGCCGAGAAGAAGACCGAGACCAAGGCCGCGATAATCCCCCCGGTCAAGCGTTCGATGATCGAGGACATCGCCTTTGGCATGGCAGAACAAGGAGTAAAAGCATGAAGATCAAGCTTAAGAAGCTAGACCCTAACGCCAAGATGCCAACACGTGGGACGAAATACGCCGCAGGCTTCGACCTGTATGCGGCGGAAGAGTTCGACGCGCCAATTTTTGAAGAGCAGACGATTCGCATCAAGACGGGGCTCGCATTTGAAATCCCTGAAGGATACGTTGGCGTGGTGTACAGCCGCTCCAGCACCGCCCTCAAGGGCCTCATCATCACGCCTTTGCTTGTGGATGCCGACTACCGCGGGCCCGTCTACATCACGGTGAAGAATGCATCGGGCAGGCCGTACATCGTTCATAACGGCGACCGCATTGCCCAGATGCGCATCGAAAAGCTCGTTGACACTGAGTTCGAGTGGGCTGACGAGCTGAGCGAGACCGCGCGAGGCGCGGGTGGCTACGGCAGTACTGGACGCTAAATGGACAAAGACCAAGAAATCAACGTCATCAGCGTCAGCGGTGGCAAAGACTCAACGGCAATGCTCTTGCTTGCCATTGAACGCGGGACGGAGAACATCCGCCCCGTTTTTTGTGACACAGGCAACGAACACCCTCTGACATATGACTACGTCCGCTATCTGGCCGATGCGGTCGGCATCGAGATCGAATGGGTAAAAGCCGACTTCTCCGCCGCCATCGAGCGCAAGCGAATCACGGTGGAAACGAAGTGGAGGGAAGAAGGCGTCTCAGAGAAGAAGATCGCTGAGGCGCTCTCTGTTCTGCATCCAACCGGCAACCCCTTCCTCGACATGATCGTCTGCAAGGGGCGCTTCCCTTCGACCAGGATGCGCTTCTGTTCGATCGAGCTGAAGGCGAACGTCCTAAAAAATCAGGTTCAGCTCCCTCTCCTTCGAGACGGGATCGACGTCGTCTCGTGGCAGGGGATCAGGCATGACGAAAGTAAGGCCAGAGCGTGCGCCGTTGAGCGCGACTTCGCTATGAAGGACGAAGACACGGGCGCGGAGATGTGGAACTACCGACCGATCCTCGACTGGACGGCTGAAGACTGCTTCGACATGATGCGCCGCCACGTCATCGATCCGAACCCGCTCTACAAGATGGGCATGGGGCGCGTCGGATGCGTGAACAGTCGAAAAGCGGAACTGAGAGAGATCGCGAACCGCTTCCCGGCTGAGATCGACCGTATCGAAGAGTGGGAGCGCATCGGACGGATGGCCGGCAAGCATTCGTCCGGCACGTTCTTCCCAGAAGCCAACGGCAACGGATCAGGCATCCGCGCTGCTGTTGAGTGGTCTAGAACAGCACGCGGCGGCAAGCAGCTCGACATCTTCGCGGACGGCGAGCATGAGCTGAGCACGTGTTCGTCAAAGTACGGCCTCTGCGAATGAGGCAAAGGACAAGCAATGAAATACAGACTCAAAGACCGTGGGCTTCAGAAAAAGCTCGACGAGATCAGCAACGGGGACTTCTCCCGAGAGCTTGCATCTAACAAGAAGCGCATCTTCGTCGAGCTAAATTTTTTGAAGCAGATGACCCTTTGGTTCCGCAAAAGCGAAGGCCCGTTCCATGCGTTAGTGATAACGCCCGACATGGTCGAAAAGGTTGAGGAGGACAAGGAATGAGGCCTGAAAGAGAATACAGACGCATGGCAATCGTCGCTTTGGGCTTCATCCAGAAGTACGCGGCTGAAGGAAAAGAGGTCTGGAAAGGTCAAACTCCTCCGACCATGGAGGAAGTCGACTCGGTTATCCGCGACCTGTCCTATTTCGTCGGAGCGCTGAAGGACTATCGCTCGATCCGCATCCAGATGGAAAAGGAGGACGAGAAATGCCAGTCGAAATGAAAAAGGGAATTCGAAAGCGAATCGCTTGCATGATGGGCACAACACAAAAAGCGATCCGTGAGGCAGAAGCGGAATGCGATGGACGGTTGTACCTGGGTCCAATCGACGCCAAAGGTACGCTGGGAGGCTTCTACCTCCTCCACGTCCCCGTCAAGGGCAAGATTGCGCCAACGCTCTTTCCGACTGAGTACTTCGTCAAACAGAAGGAGGACGAGGAATGACAAAAGATGGAAAGATCGAATGGGTTCGGTACGACGAAAAGGATGAAGCGACGCACCCGCGCCCCGGCCAAGAACTGCTCATCATGGCTCTGAAGACCGGCAAGCCCGTCTTCATCCCGCGCGCATACTTCGGGCTATACGACGACCGCTTCTACGAAGCCAAGAGCGTTCGAGGCAATACCGTTCGCAAGCGCGTCGAGTACAAAGTCGAGGACTTCGACGACATCGCATGGGCTTATCTTGACATTCCGTCGTGGTGGGTCAGAAAGGAGGACAAGGAATGACCGAAACCGAAATCGTTGTTCAAGACATCCGCCGAGAGCTACGATGGTCGTTTCGCGATCAGTCAATCGCCAACCTGCTCGCACTCGCCAAGCGGCTCATCGACAACAAGGACACGGCCAGCATCGCAGACGCAGTAAAGAAGTACACGGCAGTGCTTTCCGCCGCGAGGCAGAGCGCAAACCCTGCCGCCCTTGACCGCGTGAAGCTCTCCGCGTACATGCTCACGCACGCACTGCGCGACTGGGAGGCGGCACGATGAAAGCCATGACCACGCTCGAGAGCATCCGCCTTTACCTCTCCGCTTTGTGGCACACGATCATCTGGCCGAAGACCACGTTCGGGCAAGCCGTCGTAGGCTACATCATCTTCTACTTTGTCCTTTTGTGGGAAGCGGAAACCTTCGCCGAAGGAATCGCCTTTGGAGCATGGAGCATCCTGGTCATTCAGGCTTGTCATTCATGGGCCAAAAGGGCCATCAAATGGTGGGACGCACACAGTTGGTACAGGATCCGGCTCACGGTCACGAGCCATCGTGGCATGAAAAGCTTCATGATCACCGTGCCGCCAGACTTCCCCAAAGACGAAGAGACGCGTCATCGGTTGTGGCGCGGGATTTACTAGGCAACATCGTAAAATAGGAAAGCCCCCGTGCAGTGCAATGCTCCAGGGGCTTGGTTAACCTTTACGAAGAGGTATGTATGGATAATACCCAAAATCAGAACGAACAGGCAAGTGACGGCAACGAACAGACGC